CGATGCAGATAGTTTCATCCGCAAGGTCGAACAAGATATAAAGCCCAAAGAGTGCTTCAAGTGCCACTCGCTCCGTATACGGCAAGCCATAATGACACCGGATGAAGAACGGTTCGGATTTGATATGTACTGCTGTGATATCTGTGGCGCATATCAGAACCGAATCACGGGATAATATGCCAGAACCTCGCACCCCGCTGTACTGTGACTGTCACGGAACTCAGGTTGTGGGGTATCTGGTGAATGGTAAAGCGGTTTGGTTTGTGGAGAGCCACTCTGTCAAGCACTTCAAGTCCATACAACTTGACAACCTCCACGCCACCATGCCACCATCGCAATCTGACGGCTAGTCCGTCCCTAACGTTGGCCTTATAAGCCCCCATTGAGAGCAAGTCTCTCTTGGGGGTTTTTTATTGGTAAAAATTTACCGCACCCAGCGGGTATAAAGAGGGGGATGGAATGGCAGACGACATCATAGAACAGAGTCCAGGGGAGGAAACACCCCAAACAGCACCCATTCGGACATTCACACAGGAGGAGTTGAACCGCATTACGGGTCAAAGAGTCGCTGAGGAACGGGCTAAGTACGGCGATGTTGAGGCTTTACGGTTGAGGGCGGCAAAAGCTGACGAGCTAGAGCAAGCGCAATTGACCGAGAAAGAACGCCTCGAAGTGAGACTTGCGGAACAACAGAAAACCAACCTGGACGCACTTGGGCGTATATCCAGTATGGCTATACAGAGCGATATTAAAGTCAGAGCGAGTCAGATGGGCATCATAGACCCTGATGCCGCTGTTGCTTTGATAGACAGAGGCTCCGTGGCGTACTCGGAGGAATCAGGGGTGACGGGGGTAGAGATGGCATTGGAAGCCTTGATTGTTTCCAAGCCATATCTCAAAGGCGTTGCAGCTGCGCCAAATCTCAATGCTGGCAATCGCCAGGCTGCCGCACCGCCCATTGCGTTGACGGCAGAACAGAGAGAGGCGGCCAAACTGTTGAACCTTCCCGAAGACGACTATATGAAGGGTCTGATACAAGCAAGTTCATAAATCTCGAATAGAACGAGTAAGGAGACAAACATGGCTGGATTTGAATGGAAATATAACCTGAGTGGCGGAAGGCCGTTGATTCAGACATTTTTTATGGCAGACACAGAGACATTAACCAAAGGCGACATGGTGAACCTTCAAACGGGTGAAGGCGACCTTGCCGTAACCACGGATACAGCAATCCTGGGAGTAATGCAAGGGGCCGAAAACCCAGACGATGAAGCATCATCAGGTGTGGTAGCTGGAACAGATTCAACGACCCTCATCAAGGTGATTGTGAATCCCGACGCTGTGTATGAGGACGTGGACGATACGACCGCCCGCCAACCTGGAGCCACTCTGGACATAGCTGGAACCACGGGAGCGCAAATCCTCGCCACATCTTCCAACACTGAATTCAACGTGGTGGAACGCAAGAGACAAGCAACCGACCCAACCAGGGTCGTGATTATGCACGCCCTGCACCCATTCAACGCATAATATAATTAGAACAGGAGACCGATATGCCGCTAACAACTGGAAACTTCGCAAAGCTGCTGGAGCCAGGTTTAAGGCAGATATTCTTTCTTGGAATGTCTCGCCCTGCACCTGTAGTCGGCACGCTTTTCGGCTCAGAGGTATCGAACAAGAGCAAAGAGGAATACCAATCCATCGGGGCCACGGGCTTAGTGCCTGCATGGTCAGGCACAGTGCCTTATGAGGATGTCCACGGTGGATATCTCACCACGATTCGCAACTATGAATTCGCATCTGGTATCACCGTAGAGCGGACATTGGTGGACGATGACCAATACAACGTCATCCGCCGCCGTGCGACCAACCTGGGTGACAGCTTCTCAAACACTATCGAGCATGATGCTGCACAGGTGTTCATCAATGGCTTCACCGACTCAGGGACTAACCGAATGGGCGCATCCACCAATGGTGCAGACGGTGTGGGGCTTCTGTCCACGGCTCACCCAGGTCGTCCAGACGGTGGAGGCTCTACCCAGAGCAATGAAGGAACAGCTGCTTTAACCATCGCCAACCTGGACACGGCGAGACAAGCCATGATGAACTACACCGACGACAAAGGCGTACTGCTTGGTGTAAACCCTGACCTGCTTCTTGTGCCACCAGAACTGGAAAGGACTGCCACACAGATTGTGAGCGAGCGGGCATTGTATGAGCCTGGTTCAACACAGTTCGATGTGAATATGTTCGCAGGCCGAGTTCGTCCCATTGTCTGGAACCGTCTTACCGACTCCAACGCATGGTATTTGATGGACTCTAGAATGATGTCACAGCATCTGATATTCCAGTGGAGAATACAGCCAGAGTTCGCTCAGGCTGAGGACTTCGACGGGATGCAGGCCAAGTATCGTGGCTATATGCGCTACGGTATCGGCTGGACTGACTGGAGATGGATATACGGAAACAACCCCGCTTAATTTAAGCGTGTGGTTGACTGAACTGATGGCGGGGGTATCTCTTCTACCCCCGCCATTGGTCACTTGAATAGAAAGGAGTCCCTTGAATAGACACATACCTTCATCTCAAATCGTCCAAGACATCGACAGCATACGAAGACTCTTGGGTACTACCAAAGCAAGCCTCTGGCCTGGGTTTGAATCCACCGGCGTACTGGTCACTGGGTTATCGGTGGGTGACCTTATCCCGTCTGAGACATCCGCTGCTGCCGAAGCCTTGGAGGACGACTTCTCACCGCTTCTGCATCCAGGTGGAATACATAGCTACCATATACACCCCACGGGTGACCATCATTTTTCTGGTATAGACTCAGGGAATTACTCATTCACTGATAACTCAGATGATGATGAAGCCTTCTCTGTGGGTGCGTTTATTTGGCCTCAAGCCATCGCCTCCAATGCCATCATGGGGAAATATGACTCAGCTGGGAATAAAGAGGAATGGCGGTTCTGGATAGATGCCGCAGGTAAATTAGACCTTGAACTGCATGATGCTTCTGCCTCTGCTACTGAAATAGGGGTAAGTGATGCAGCCCTTACGCTTGGAGTACCAGGATTGGCTATTGCCACATATGACGGAGCGCAGGCAACCCCTGCCGTGAATCTTTATTTCAACGACACATTGCTGAATGCAAGTTCTGCCACCACAGAGACGGGGAGTTATGTAGGTATGGAAAACACCACGGCTCCGCTCACCGTTGGATGTGGTGGAGTGTCGGCTACCCCGACAACTGAATTCCACGGGCGCATGGCCCTGCCATTTATAACAGGCAAGGTTTTGAATGCCACGGAGCGTACATCCCTTTTCAACATTTATCGCAGCCTGTTGGGGTTCTAAGATGCCCATAGAAAAGCACGAAATCAAGGTCAGCACCACAGGTGGAGACGCATCTGCCACAGGGTCAACCGTGTTGGCTCTGCCACTCTGTGAGTTGGTGGCGGTGTATTGTGATTTCCATGCCACAGCACCAGCCTCAACGGATACGACGATTAGCAGCCCTGGTAATCCAGCCGCTTTGACGTTGCTGACCATCACCAATTCTGCAACAGATGGCTGGTACTATCCTACTGTCCAGAAAGACAACAATGCAGGGGCGGCCATCACGGGTGATTACGCCCAACCAGTGATTCATGGGAATCTGTCCATCTCGCTGGCAGGCAGTAACGCTTTGACAGACGCTCTAGTAGCTACGGTCTATGTGAGGACATAAATGGCATTTACATACACAGCTGGAAGCACGGCAAACTTAGACAGGGTACGTCTTGAGATAGGCGACACCGATGAAGATAGGTCACTGTTCACAGATGAGGAAATCAACGACCTCATCGTACAGGAGGGCGCAGTCTATTCGTCTGCGGCGAGGGCGTGTGAGATTCTGGCGGTTCGCTTTGCCAGGGATTTTAATTTCACTGCTGACGGAGCTAGTTTTCAAAAAGCATCTGTGGCTCAGATGTATGCCACACTCGCCAAGCGGTTACGGGCTAGAGGACGAGGAACCACGGTAGTACAGACCCGCCGCAAAGATGCGTATAGCGACGACATCAACAGCGACACAGCCGCCACTGGTGGTACGGTAGATTTTGACCGTGGACGTTTTGACCTATGACCTCTCTGCTCAGTAATGGTGATATGACATATGCGAGGGGACAGGCTGAAACCCTTCTGCCCGACCAATGTGACATCCGTCAACGGGGGTTAGTTTCGGACGGACAGGGAGGGTTTTCTGAAGCCTTTGCGATAGCATATCCAAACATCTCGTGCCGGCTTACAGAGCAGAGCGGCAATG